CTCGATTTTCTGGCCAGACTTGGGAAGTCCCCGGACGGGCAACAACTGATGGCGCTGATCTCGACGGAGATCGAAGAGTCGAACATCTTGCTTCGGAGACTCGGCGGTGAGGCCCTCTTGCGCGAACAAGGCAAGGCGGCCGTGCTGGACGTGTTGATGGGCTACTTGAGCGGCTCATCCGTCCGTGTCCCGCCAAAGTCGCAAAGATTCCCACGACTTACCGACGAGATATCGGCCTGACCCCGGGAACCGCATTCGCATCCCCTGACGAACCCCGACGCCAAGTCCTCTTGGCTTTTCCGGATCGTGGAGAGAATGAATGCAGCCTTCTCAGGCCTCAAACGAAACTCGTCTCCCTCAGGCTGTCATCAAGCGTTCGGCCGCAATTGCCGCCCGCTATGCCCAGCCAGAACCGGAGAATGTCGTCCCCGCAGCCGATGCAGCCCCGGCACCGCCAGCCGCACCGATTGCCACCCCCGTTGAACCCCCAGTCGACCCACGCGACACCGACCCCCACTACTGGAAGCAACGCTTTCAGGTCACCTCCGGCATCCTTGCCAAGGAGCGCGACACCAGAAAGGGCGACGTCGAGGCGCTGAATCAGCGGATTGCCGAATTGCAGGAAGAAGTCCGCACCACCAAAGCGGCCGTTCCCCGCGCCAAAGCTGATTTGCCGGCGTTCTTCACGCCCGAGCAGATCGCCCAGTACGGGGAAGAGCAGTGCGAAGCGATGGCGCAAACCGCCATGAAGGCCGCAGAGACCACGGCCGCCAAACTGATAGACGCGGCCGTTCAGCCGCTGAAACAGAAGGCGGAACGGGAATCTGCGAACCGCGAGGCCGATTCGAAGCAACGGTTCATCGATCAACTCCTCGAGTTGAAGCCCGATTACCAGACCATCGATGTCGACCCGCGCTGGCTCGCGTGGCTCGCCGAAGAGGACGAAAGCGGCGTACGGCGCCAAAAGATCCTGGACATTCATGTGCTGGACGGCAACGCCCAAGCCTGCGCAAAGATGTTCAAGACTTGGGAGAAAACGACGGTGCGACCCACGCCGCCGATCACTCCCAATGGCTCGGGTGCGCCGCCCGCCGATCCCGCTGCTCCCACTCCCGTGGAAGGAGCGGCGCCCACTGCGGCCGAGGTGAAGGCCTTCTACACAAAATCTGCGCTCGGCAAGGTGAAAGACGACGAACGAGTGAAGTTCGAGGCTCGACTAAGGCTCAAGCACCCCGCCCGTCCTTGAGACGGATGGGGTCTACCCCCGCCTTCTAGGAGAGCAAGATGAGTGGAGTTCCACGCGCCTCCGGCGTGCCTGACTATGGCCCGGCCGGAACAATCAATTTCGACCCCGAGTTGTACTCGGGCAAGCTGGTCGAGAAGTTCTACAAGACCACGGTCTTCGGCGAGATCGCCTCGACCGACTACGAGGGCGAGATCGCCGGGTTCGGTGCCCAGGTGAAGATCCGCACGATTCCGGACGTGACCGTCTCGGATTACGTGATCGGCGCCGGTCTCTCGCCCCAGTACCCGGCCAACAACTCGGTGACGCTGGCGATCAACCAGGCCAAGAGCTTCAACGTCGCGCTCTCGACCGTCGACTCGCGCCAATCGGACCTGGACCTGGCGGACGTGTTCGCCAACGACGGGTCTATCCAGCTGAAGATCGCGGCCGACGCGGACATGCTCGAGACGATTCCTGCGGAAGTGAGCGCGCAGACCTCGGGCACGAACGCCGGAGCCGACTCGCAAAACATCAACCTCGGGGACTCGACCAATCCGGTCGCGCTCGACAAGACCACGATCCTCGATTTCATCGTCGGCTGTGGTCAGGTGATGGACGAGGAGAACGTCTCGGAAGAGGGACGCTGGCTCGTGGGATCCCCCGCCTTCATGGCCGCGATCAAGAAGAGCGACTTGCGCATTGCCTCCCTGGCAGGCGACGGCGTCTCGATCATGAGAAACGGCAAGGTCGGCGAGGTCGATGCCTTCACGCTCTACCAGTCGCGCAACCTGCTCAAGCAGACCTCGCCCGGCCCCGCGCAATACATCATGTTCGGCCACTCGGCCGGGCTGACGTTTGCCAGTCAAATCGTGGAATGTCAAATGATAGACAACCCCAACGATTTCGGCTACATCATCCGCGGTCTGATGGTCTTCGGCTATCAGGTCATCGCCGCGACCTACGTCGGTACCGCTGTGGTTCGCGTGAGCTAATCGCAGTAGCATCCGACCACTCCAAGGAGAACCCATGAAGACCAGCAACCCATACGGGATGAACATCCCCGTCAAAGTCCCGCCCGAGACGATCCAGAAAGAGATGTCTCAGGCTTCGGGCAAGGCCAAGGCCCGCTATCCGAACAAGCCCCTGAGCCCGAGCGTGGCGATCTCGGACGCCGGCAAGATGAAGATCCGGGCGCTGACCCCGGGGACTTCGCCCGCCGGTTCCTGACCCTTTACTTCTCTCGACAAGCAGTTGTCGTTCTCGGCGCCCGCGTGGCGCCGCTTTTCCGTCAAGGAGCAATCATGGCCAGAGCACTACCCAAAGCCCTCAAGGCGTTCGAGAAATCGGGCTTCGACAAGGAGCCCAAGGGCATGAAAGAGGGGTCCAAAGCCGACAAGGCCCTCGACAAGAAGCAGATGGCTTCGATGAAGAAGACCAAGATGGGCCAGAAAGTCGGGAGCGCCTGAAATGATAACTGACGCCCAAGAGAACAACCTCTCCGCCGCCAACGGCGCGCGCACGAAGAAGAAGCAGGACAAGGCGAACCCGATGGTCATCAACATCGACGATGGTCGCTTGATGCCCAACACCCCGAGGATGCGCACGCACCCGAAATACCGGGTCTATGGCGGCAAACTCGAAGCGAGCGTCCCCGAGCGCATGAAATGGCTCGCTGGCGCCTTGAAGCAGATGCCGACCATCATCAACAGCGCGGCGGAAGAGGAAGTCTTCGACTTGGGCGTGGCCACTCGCGAAGACCTGATGTCCTTCGCCTTGGAGCAATTCGGCGTCGTGATCGACCCGGCCAAGAGCCTGGCCACGATGAGGAAAGAAGTCGGGGCGCTCGCTGGGGTCGACCAGAAGGTTTCGGCCTGAAGTGATTACCGCGGCCACGATCCTCGATAGCGCCTCGACGACGCTCCTCGACACTGCGCACCGGACCTGGCCCGAGGACGAACTCATCGGCTACTTGAACGAGGCGTTGCGCGCAACCGCCTTCGTCAAGCCCGACATCTACACGCTCGAGATCCCCTTCGCTCTTGCCGCTGGCATCATCCAGACGCTTCCGGCCGATGGCACGGCGCTGATCGACGTCCCGAGGAACAGTCCCGCAGGCCGCGTCGTGACGCAAGTCGACAAGAGCCTTCAGGACGAGGCCTATCGCTTCTGGCCCTCGGCCACGCAAGAGCCGACGGTCGAGCACTTCACGGCCGACCCGAGAAACCCGCTGCGATTCAGCGTCTTTCCGCCCAACGACGGGACCGGGGTCGTGGACTTGGTCTATGGCGCCGTGCCTCCACAGATCAACTACGCCGCAGAAGAGATGTCGGTGCCCGATTCCTACGAGCACATCCTCGTCAATTTCGTTCTCGGCAAGGCCTACGAGAAGAACACGAAGCGACAGGACTTGACCAAGGCGAGCGGCTACATCGCCCAGTGGCGGCAACTCCTTGGGCTGAAGTCCCAAGCCCAGATCGCGGTCTCTCCGCATGTGGCTTCTTCTCCGGGGACCACATGAATTTCGTGAGCGTCAACGACTACCTGGCCAACGTGGCGCAAGTCTGCCGAAAGGCCCCGACCACGACCCTTCAGCACGCCTACATGCGCGCGTATCGCGAGTGGTGTCAGCAGAGCCAGTGGCTGAAGATGGACCTTCCCGGCGCGACCGAGATCAACGTCGCCCAGTACGCCCTCGGCAACGACCCGCAACTCGACATCATCGGGATCTATGCGATGCAAGGCTCGCAGTCGCAGACCCAAGGGATCCAGTTCTGGCCGATTGTCCCGAGCGACTCGGGACAGTGGGATCCGAACCTTCAACCCGGACAAGCCCAGATGCCGGTGCGCTACCAGTACATCCCCGAGGCCCAGTTCGCCTTGAACCCGACGCCGACTCAGGTCTACGGACTCGTCGTGACCCTGATCCTGACGCCGAAAGAGGGCGCGATCAACGTGCCCGAGAGCCCTCTCGTGAAGTACAGCAACGACATCGAGGCCGGCGCGCTCGAATACCTCCTCGGCATTCCCGGGATGCCCTGGACCGACAAGGGAACGGCGGCGGTGAAGGGTCGCGAATTCCGCTCCGGGATCTCCAACGGCAAGGCAGAGGCGCAGCGCAAGTACAACGTCGGCGCCCAACGGGTGCGGCCGCGCCAATTCATCATTTGATATGCCCACCTTCAGCATCGCCCCCGTCGGCCCCTTCCCGCCCGCAACGGACGAGGGATTCCCGCAGTTCATCCAGTTCCAGGGCGACGGGGTCAACCTCGGCGGTCCCGATGCCGATACCGTCAATTTCACCGACGGGATTTCGGCGACGCGAGGCGTGGGCGAGAACGCCAATGTCGTCACCGCAACCGCCGTTCCGATCCTTCCGACCCTCACCTGGCGCGTGATCGCGGGCGACGGCATGGTGGAGGCTGCGGACGTGGACAACGGGATCGCGATGACGGCCACTTCAGGCAGTGCCCTCCTGACGGTCCCGACGGGGGTCATTCCTTCGGGGCATTCGGTTCTGGTGCTGCAAGAAGGTGACGCACCGGTCATCCTGATGATGAGCAGCGGCGGCGACTTCATCTACCGCACCGCCGTCTTCGATCCAGAGACGGCCGGACCCGGGGCCATCCTGACGCTCATAGGGCGCGACGATGCGCGCGTGGTGCTGTGCGGTGATCTAGCGACCGCTTGACATGCGCTACACCGTCCAGTCGGGCGCGCGCATCCCGCACCCCGTGGTGCCACACGACCCGTTTTTCGCCAAGGTCGGCTACCTGCTGCACTTCGACGACATAGACACGCCAGATGTCTTCCCTGACGTGCTCGGGAACATCTGGGCTCGGGGCGGGATTTTCGCGGTCAACAGCTACGTCTCGTCCGATAACCAGAAATTCGGACTCGGATCACTCAGGATCAGGGAACAGATCACCGACGCACCATCGTGCAACATTCTCGCCTCGGTCACGCCCTACGTGATGAGCCCGACGAATACGCTCACCGTCGAGGGGTGGGTGTATTGGAGTGGAGACATCGACGCGCAGATCCGTGTCGGTGCGATCGATACGACCATCAGTCCGGTGGAAATTGAACTCTATGTGCTGGCCAATATCGGTGTTTTGCGCTTCGATGCGACCTTCAACAGCCTCAACACGCCGCTGACTACTCCGATGCCATCGCTTCAGTGGTGCCACGTGGCGGGCACCTACGACGGCACGACGAAGCGCTTGTTCCTGAACGGTTCACTGGTCGCGTCGGCAGTTATCGGCGCAGGCACACCGAAGATGATCACGGGGTATCGCATCGGCTATAAGACCGGAGCACCGCCGCAGATAGTTCCGAGTTTTGTTGACGAGTGCCGGTTCACGTTCGATGTCTGTCGCTACACCGCAAACTTCACGCCGCCCACGGCTCCGTTCCCGAATACGCTATGACGCTCCACGCCGTCACGTCCTTCCGCGGCGAAGTGCCACTTCTGACGGCGCGGGCGTTGCCAGAGAACGCTTCCCAGGCCGCCATCAATGCGCGCCTCTACACCGGCGACCTGACTGCCTTCAGGCAGTTCGCGACCACGCACGGGCTTGCAAATCCGGGACCGGTGCGGACGATCTCGCTGATGGCGAGCGAGTTCTGGCTCTCGTGGGACACGCAGGTGGACGTGGCCCGGGGAACGGTTCCGGGCGATACGACGTTTCGAACCTACCTCACTGGGCTCGACGCTCCGCGGTTCACGAACCTAGCGCTCGCGACCACCGGGCCCGAGCCGTATCCGGTCACGACACGACTCCTCGGAGTGCCTCCTCCCGACAGCATCCCGAGCCTCGTCGTGGGGGTGGATACGACACCCACGATCTTCACCGTCGACATCTTCGATGCCGGGGACGAGCTCGTCACGAACTGGGTCACGAATTCACCGATCACTACCTCGACCTCGGCAATCGTCACGCAGGGAGCCGGTTTCTACAAGGTCCAGTATCAGGAGAACCACAACCCGGGCCAGGAGGCCTACGCCTTTCGCAACTTCGGCGCTCAGGCCTCGACCTCGCTCCAATTCTCAGCCGACGTTCTCTTCACCTCGGACGGGTCGGTCCGTCAGGCGGTCCTCTTTGCCGGAACGGACTCGAGCGGCGCGGGCGTCTCGGTCATGTATCTCAACGGGAATCTCTCGATCCGGAACTCCCTGCAATGGGGCGCCGAATTCTTCGAGTCGACGCTTGCGACCGTGGCGCTCACACCGCTCTCGGCCAACATCTACTACACGATGAAGGTCAACGTGATCTTGAATGCCGACGGCACCAAGACCGTGACGGCCGAGATCGACCTCGGGTCGGGCCAACTGGCTACCCTCACGACGACGGGACTCTTCAACGCCGACGGTGGCTACTGCGGCTTTGCCAACGGCATCACGAACGACGGGACTCCGGACTTCCAGACCCAGTACACGAACCTCCTGGTCTTGGCCACAGGCTCGCTCAACATCACGATCACCGAGATCGCAACCAGCTACGTCTACACCTTCGTCAACGACTTGGGCGAAGAGAGTGCTCCGAGTCTGCCAAGCGCGACGATCACGCGCACCGACGGCACTCCCGTCACGGTCACGACGCCGACCTTCGTGCCATCGGGGATCAGCAGCGACTATTTCATCACCACCAAGCGCATCTACCGTGCGGCCACGGGAAGCACCGGCACGGCCTTCCGGTTCGTCGCCGAGATCCCGCTCGCGCAGGCCGACTACCTCGATACGATTGTCGATGCGGCCCTCGGGGAAGTCCTTCAGTCCGACCTCTGGGCGCTGCCGCCGGCGGATCTCCAAGGGATCCTCGCTCTTCCGAATGGCGTCATGGTCGGCTTTTCGAAGAACCAGTTGTGCTTCAGCGCACAGAACTTCCCGCACGCCTGGCCCGTGGAATACCGGCTCAACACCGACACCTACATCATTGGGATCGGCAACATCGACACGACTGTGGTCATCGGAACCAAGAGCTTCGTCTACGTCGCTACGGGCAATGACCCGGCGAACTACTCCATGAGCAAGTTCGAAGTTCCCCACGCGGCCTCGAGCAAACTGAGTTTTGCCTACATCACCGGCCTGGGCGTCATCTTCTCCGGACCGCAGGGGTTGATGGTCGTGGCTGGCGTCGGGCAGATCCGAAACCTGACGCAAAGCGTCTTCACGCTCCACCAGTGGCAGGCATTGAACCCCACCTCCATCGTGAGCGTGGCTCACAACGACATCTACTTCATGTTCTGGGAAGCGGGGTCCAACCGCGGCTGCTACGCGGTGGACCTTCGCAGGGACGGCTTTGGCGTGGTCGAGATGGCCTTCCACGCGAGCGCGGCCTACGTCGACCCGATAGAGGACAAGATGTACCTGGTCCTCGATTACGACAATGAGCCCGATAACGCTCTCCTGCCGATTCCGCCCGTGCTCCCTGCCTATGTGGACGCGAGGACGATCTATCAGTTCGAGGGCTCACCGACCGGCCTCATGACGTATTCCTGGCGCACGAAGCTCTGGCTCGAGCCCTACCCGTCCTTCCACGCGATTGCGCAGGTTCGCCGCGGCGCGGACGCCGTGGGCAATCTTGTCATCCTGGTCTATGGCGACGGAACCCTGCTCGATGAAATCGTGATCGCTGACGATGGAGAATTCACACTAACGCCCCCCGCCGAGGCCTACCAGACCTTCGAGATGGAATTGATCGGGACCGACACGATCCGGGTGCTGCAAGCCGCTGACGACGTGACGGAGCTCGGCTGATGCCTCTCGGCTCGCCGTCAATAAACACCCCGAACAAGCTCGACCTTCGGGCGCTGCAAACTGCCATTTCCAACACCCGCCAGCGCATCGAAGCGCTCGAGGCGGAAGTCCAGACCGCGACGAACATCGCGAATTCGGGCGGAACGACCAGCACGAACCTCAATACGCTGCGCCAGCAAGTCCAGGCTCTCACCACGCGCGTCACGGCGCTCGAGGCCCTCTTCGCGCAACTCACGTCGCCCGGCTTCGTGGCATGGAGCGGAACCGCACTGACCGCGCGGACCCTCGTGGCCGGAAACGACATCACGATCACGAATCCGACCGGTCTTGGTGACCCGGTGATCGCATCGACTGCAAAGGGCGGCGACAGGGTGCTGTACGACAATCTCGGGCAGGCGATGCTGACCAATGACGGTCAAGCGCTTCTCGTGGAGTGAAGCTATGCCGACGATCAACGGTCTTCCACTACTTCCGAGCGGTGTCGTGCTCACGGGAGCCGAAGAGGTCGCATTCGACTTCGAGAGCCCTCCGGGAACCTTCACCACCTATCGAGGCACACTCGCCGAAATCATCGCGCTGGTGAGTGGAGTCCAGATCGGCGCGGTGAACGTCTTCACGAAGAACCAGAGCGTTGCCCCAGTCACCGCGAGCACCAGCGGTACCTATACGCCAGACGCCTCGGCATCGAACAACTTCCAGATCACGATGACGGGAAACCTGACCCTTGCCAACCCGACGAACCTGACCGCGGGGATGGTGCTGAACTTCGAACTGATCGAAGACGGCACCGGCGGCCGCACGATCACGCTGGGCAGCAACTTCAAGTTTCCCGGTGGCACGGTGCCGACCTGGGTCACGACGGCCGCAGCGAAGAACTTCATCTCGGCGTATTACGACGGCAGTGTTCTTCTCTGCGGCGGCGGCGCGGGATACGCCTGATGTTCACCGCCGGGCCTGCCTTCTTCGGCGGCCATCAAACTACTTTCGGTCTGCTCGGCAACGCCGCCACGGGCTCTCCGGGTACGCTTACGCCCACCTTTCCGAGTGCCCTGACCGGGAACAGCGCCACCGGGTCTCCGGGCACGCTTGTGTCGGCCGCAACCCCAACGATGAGCGGCAACGCGGCCTCTAGTTCACCGGGCACGATCACACCGAACGCTAGCCTCGCATTGACCGGCAACAGTGCCACCGGGTCGCCTGGCACCGTTACCTCGGTCTTCATCGGCCCCCTCGACTCGTACACCTCCGGTCTCTTCACCGCCGTTTCCATCAGTCGACTCTTGGGTGCCTACGCCGGCAAGGCTTTGCGCGTGCGTCGCTCGAGTGACGACGCCGAGTCGGATATCGGCTTCACCGGCGGGGGCGTGCTCGACACGACTGCACTTGCGTCGTTCGTGGGATCCGGCAGCGCTTTCGTCGTGACGTGGTATGACCAGAGTGGCGGCGGCAACGACTTCACGCAAGCCACCCACGCGAATCAACCGCGCATCGTCAATGCTGGCACTTATGACGGCACGCTCGTCTTCAACAACGGCTCGACAACGCAGAGTCTGGCCTGCATCAACACAGGCGGCACCGTCGCGGCGAAGTCGCTGTTTCGCAAGGTGCTCTCTCGTGCCCGCAACACCTTTGCGTTTCCTTGGGCCTATGAAGATGCCACGGGCACGTTCGGAGACGGCCAGCTTCAGGATAACGACGGCCAAGGCGCGGTTCCCTTCTCGGCGTGCTACATGTCTGGTGGAGGCTTGTCGGCGTACTCGACAACCGGGTGGAATAACGGGAACGATCCTGCGTCCTTCGGCAATCTCTGCCACATCTTCACTCACACAGCCGCTTCCTCCTCCGGGATGGTTCTCTACACGCTCGGTTCATCTCAAGGTCAGGTCAACAACTCGGTTGTCGGCTCGCCGGCCGGCGGCAACTTCACAGCGCAGACTTGGCGCATCGGTAAGCGCGCGTCAGACTCCAACGGGGCGCAGATCAACCTCAATACATTCGTAGTCTACGACGCCGACAAGAGCACCGACGCGAACGCGATCAACACTGCCCTAGCGTGATCTCCGGCACTCCCTTCGTACTTGCCGACATCGACCGGGAGTGGAAGCGAATCGGGCCACTGGTTAGCGGGCTTGATCCGCGTGATAATGCCGGCGACGATTTGCGCCGGTCCTGCCGAGAGGGGCGGGCGCTTTGCATGACTTCAGCCGACGGGGTGATGGTGGTGAGCCTTCAGCCCGACCGGTACGGAAGCGGTGAACTCGAGCTCTTCGTGCGCATGGCCGCATCGTGGAGCGAGCGGGGCTCCATCCAGCGCAACGAGGCGCACCTTGACGCAATCGCAAGGGACTTGGGGGCCACGAGACTTGTCTTCCACACCCTCAGACCGGGCATGCACAAAGTGCTCAATCCCGAGTGGCGGCTGCGCTATACAGCCTTCGAGAGAGCGGTGAATGGGATCTAAGGCCGGCCAAGTCCAGGAAACCGGAGCGCAACGGGCTCAGGCCGACCACGCAATGAATTTGCTTCAGGACTACAAGCAGCGTTGGTTGCCGGTCCAGCAAAAGCTCGCGAGCACGATCGAGCAGGAAGGCGCTCCCGACTCTGCCGCCAGAAAACTCGCCACCGGCAAGTCGTCGACCGACGTGGCGATGCAGTTCGACAAGGCCAACCAGGGCCTGAACGCTTCGCTCTCCGACCGCGGGATCCTGCCAGGTTCGAGCCGCGCCAATCTCGCAACCACCGGACTCGGCAGCGACGCCGCAGCCTCCACGGGCCTCGGCAAGATGATGAGCGAGCAGCAGATCGACGATGCCTACACGCAGGGCCTGGGCGCCCTCACCTCACTCGGACGCGGCCAAAGCGCTCAGGTCGGACAAAACCTGAGCAGCGAGGCGTCGGCGAGCGGTGCACAGGCGCAAGCCGATGCGCAAGCCTCTCTGGCGAGTCGGGAAGGGACAGCCGGGGTCATCGGACAGACGGCAGGGCTCGGGATTCAGCAAGCGTTCAAGCCTCAGGGAACCGGAATCGGACCCTCGGGTAGCGGCATGAGCGCGTGGGGGACAACCTGATGCCTGACTCCTTCCGCGGCGGCGTCGCGCCCCCTGCGCCATCGTCCCCGACCACCGGCTCCGGAGCAGACCTCGCTTCGATGTATGGAGTCAATCCGGGGTCCAAGACCTATGCGAACGACACCTTTGCTGCGGTCACGCGCCAGCAGTGGTCGAACTACGTCAACACCTTCGTTCCGATAGAGAACAAGTTGATCCAGTACGCGACCGATCCGACTCAGGCTAGCACCGCCATGTCGCAGGCGAGCACCGGAATCAACCAGGCCTTCGATGCGCAGCAGGGCGCCACACAGCGCCGGCTTCAGGGCCTCGGCGTCTCTCTTTCGCCCGACGAGCAGGCCGCGCAGACCAAGTCGCAGGGTCTGACCAAGTCGCTCGCCGACGTCCAGGGGCAGAACACCGCGCGCGACCTCACGGTGCAGCGCCAGCAGTCGATCCTCGGTTCTCCCGCACCGCAAGGGGTCTCCTGATGGCCTCCTTCGGCATTGGACCTTCCCTTGCGAACTACGGCTCGCGCGGCCGCTCTCCTTCGCTTGTCAGCTTCGGTCAGAGCCAGGAGCAGGAGGCAGACAGGGAGCTCGGCAGCGCGGCCAGCGAGGAGAGCAAGCGCAATGCGTCGAACACGCTAGCGAAGGCGTCCGCCAAGGCCGGCAACGAGCAACTGGGCAGCACGCTCGGCGGCTTGGGCGGCTATGCCCTTGGCGCAGGCGGTGGCTCGGCGGTAGCAGGTGGCGGCGCAGGCGCCTTGGCGGGCGTGGCCGGGGGCACGGCAGGCACGGGCGCGGGAATAGCCGAAGGTGCCGAAGCCGGGTCTGCTATCGGTCCTTGGGGGACGCTCATCGGTGGAGTCGTCGGCGCTCTTGCCGGGGCTTTCTTCTCGAGATAGGACGGTCATGCCATACGGCTATGGGATCGGAGGGGGTTACGGCAGCGTCGGGGGCTCGGCCGCCGCTGGCATTCAGAGCGGCTTTCAGATGGGCCGCGAGTTCGACAACGACGCGGACCGGCGCAAGCAAGTGGCGTTTGAGAACGCGCGTCAGACCGCGGCCGACACCGAGCGTACGGCCCAGACCGAGCGCACCAACCGGCGTCAGGATGTGGTTGATGCCAACACCGAAGACGACAGGGCGATGGCTGGTGCGAACAGCAGCCTCGAAGACGCCCGGTTCCAGCTCGGCGCTCTCCACGCTCAGTATCCGGACGGGAACATTCCGGACACGGAGGCCAAGCCCCTCTACACCGCGGTCGGCCAGGCGCATGCGGCGCGACAAGCCCTGATTTCAAAGCGCTGGCAACCGGTTCTCGACGCCGAACAACAGAAGTGGCGCGATTTCGCCTCCAAGGCCCAGGTCGGCCAGGTCGACCCGAACACCCTGCGCGGCTCTGATCTTCGCAACTTCATCAAGGCGACCACCGGACACGACTTGGGCGACTTCGATAGCGGCAAGATCGACTATGCGATCAACGACGCGACGACGGGACTTGCGACCAAGAACCCTGGTCTGGCCATTCGCGCGGCCGACACCCTCATGGGCCCGCAGATCAAGCAGGGAATCGGTCACATCGCACCCGACG